TTACCGCTAGCAGTAAATTGTTGAATAGGACCGTTGTTAATATTAATGTTAGCACTGGTTGGAACTGATCCACCATTAAAGAATATACCGTTAAATTGGCTGTACAATCCGTTAGTAATCGAACTACCTAATAAATTGTTTGTTACAGGAGTAGTGCTAGTAGCTAGGTCTACAGTTAAAACGGCATTAGTTTGTAATGCTGTTATTTCTGATTTTGCAGTAGCCAAAGCCGAGCTGATATTTGTGAAATTATCGCGAAATCCTTGGCTGTTATTGTCTTGCCCTGCTACTGGGTAAGTTGTGCTAATTGAAGCATAATTTATATTACTCATACGGTTATCCTATCGTTTTTGAATACTAGGTATTTATCTCCTTGATAACCGGTAACATTATCTATTATGAAACGATCTACAGTATAATCTATTGTTCTAAAATCAAAAGTACTTAGATTTTTTATGTTATCAATTATCTTGTCGGCGGTTCCAGGCTTACAAAAGCACAATGGGACACTTAAAGTATAACCTAATTGTTGTTTCTGCCCGGCAGGCACACTACGCATCCAAAGTGGCAAATAATTTCGCTCAGTTAGTGGAAAATCGAATATTGTAGTGTTATTATCAAAAGTAGTTTTAGTAAAGTCCCATATAGTCTGTGTTCCGGCTAATGTTCCGCCCAACCCTTTTTGACTTATTCTAGTTTGCCAGTTAGTTATGCTATTAGGAAAATATTTGTCTGGATTAGGATTGCTAACATTAAACCCTGTACTGTCAATAGTAACTTCTGGAATATCTCTAGGATCTCTAGGAGCAGTACTAGATAAGTCTCCTGCTTGTTGATTATAAAATGTTGTACTATTGTCAGCAGTGATATAGTCGCTTTCGTAACCAGGATTAACAGTTATAGACAATGGTAGATGCTTGCCGTTAGGTTCTAATGGATCTATCATTTGAACATAAACTACTTCATAAACACTATTTTCTGAATCATCAACCGCAATAGCTTTCTCAATGCTGCCAAATTGGAAACGTTTACGTTTAACATTCAACCCCAATGCACCGATATAAGCGGCAGCAGTTTGTGTTTGTATCCCAGCATAGACTAACATTTTTAATTCGCGTTGTATTCCAAAATTATCATCATTGGTTCTGTAGATACTACCGGGAGTAAAAATTGTAGTATCGTTAATAAACGTTTGGAATGCACTACGTTGATCTGATTTTAAATATGGTTTGGTAATAATATTACTATAAGCAACAGCATTAGGTGTGCTAACTGTTATGGTAAAATCTTGTGTAATGCTACTATAATTAAATTGATCTCTAGCAGTGATGGTTGTTGTGAATACTCTATCTACGGTTGCAGTATTGTGGTCAAACGTCATTGACCCGCCATCAAATGTAGTTAATCCTAATTCTCCAGTACTAGCATTATAATACTGATTTGTAATACCAGTTATTTCGCCGTCTAAGTTTAGTGTAAGTCCTGGAGGTAAACCGTTTTTACTAACAGATCCTGCGCTAATAAGAGTTCCTAAGGTACTGTTAAGAAAACTAACAGTACTGGTAGTAGCATTAGTTACTTTCCAAATACCATTATATTCTGCTGGAACAACATCGCTAACTTGTATGATATTACCAATACCAAATGGTATAGTTGCCTGAGGTGCAAAACTTAATGTAGCAGTTGTGCCATTACCCGTAGCACTAGTTATAGTTAAACTTTCAAGTTCATAAATTACTGTAGCGTTTGGCACAGTTGAAGTGGCATGAACAGAAAGTGTGCTAATATAGTTAGCTGGTATTGTTCCTAAATTATTTGGAGTATCCCAAGCAATAACACTATCTATATCACCGATAATGCTAATAGTGAATGTCTTGCTAGCATTGAGCTCTTCGCTAATGTTATTGCCTAATCTTGTAGCAGTAATTGTAAATTCGTAATTTTTAGTAACAGCAGGTTGATAAGGAAGTTGTCCATAAATATCTCCAGTAGCTACATCAAAATTAACACCAAGAGGCAATTCGCTTAATGTGCCTATATAAAATGCTGTACCATTAGGAATATTTAATTCTAATGGAGTATATAATTGTAATCTATATTGATTATTATACAAAGCAGTTACTGATTTAATTTCATAATTAACACCAGTAGCCGCATCTAAATAATTGTCAAACGTTAAAAAATACCCTACTTCTGGAATACCCGAGACAGCAGTGATAGTTAATTGATCTCCACCACAATTTAATGTTGTTTGCGTTAGTGTTGTCGATGCTGGTAAACTAATGGTAATACTAGTAGTGCCTACAGCAGTAATTACAGTACCTATGCTAATGCCAGTACCAGCAATAGTTTGCCCCGCAGTTAAAAATTGTATATCTGTGACATTATTAATAGTAGTACTATTAACAACAATATCTCCTGCAAAAGTTGTAGCAACTACGTTATCTGTTGGCAATATTTGTACGCTGGTAGCATACACTTCTTCATTGGTAGCTTCTAATCTAAATAGTACATCTTGACTATCATAAAGTGCAATTGGTACAGTTAGATAATTGTTAGCTCTAAATGTTCCTAAGTTACTGTCGGTAATCCAAACAGGAGCTCTTAAGTACGTAGCATCGCTACTAAACCCATCAGCTACTCCATTGTAGGCTAAATTATCTGCACGGAATTGATCTGTACCAACTACAAATATTTTAAAAATACGTTGTGCATAATTAACACCATCGGTTAATGTAACACGAAATTGATAGTTAGCATTTAGAGTAGTTGGTGGTGCATTGGCTAAGTTAAAGTCGTAAAATACATCATCGTACTTGTAGCTGTCAAAACCGTCTGTCGGAGCTGATGCAAAGTCATAAGCTACTTTATCGTAAAATGAATTGTCGTAAGTTCCGTCACCATCCTCAATAGTTATTTTAACTACAGGTTCTATATAACCGCTAATAAGACCACTAGGACTCATAGTTAGGCCATTTGGTAGTGCTCCATCACCACTGGCGATAAAATAAGTCAGAGTTTGCCCAACAGCAGTGCTTAGGTCAAATGCTTCTATTTGATAGCTAACATGTGTTTGATCTAATACATATAACTGTTTACCTAGGCCAATTGGTAAATCACCGGGGCCTGTTACAAATATTGGAAGATTAGTTCCAGTAATAGTCATGAAAAAAGTACGATCACTTATTTGACCATTTATTCTAGCACGAATACAAAAACTATAAGTTGTATTGTTAGCAACAATATAAGGATTGCCTACAATATGATTGCCTTGAATTATTAGTCCACCTGGCAAACTACCGCTAATTACCGAGTAAGTAACGTTTGTATCATTTTGTACAGGCAACTGTTGATTGATAGCAATGCTTTCTGGAAAGCTACCAAAACTATATCCGCTGTTTTGTGTCCAGACGTTCAAAGCCATTAGACATACTCCATTTTAAGTTCCAATTACTGTAGTAACGCCAGTATTTGTTATAGCTAAATTATTACTTGAACTATCGGCCAGTGTGCTGGTTGGTAGACTGAACAAGGCCAAGGTATTAGCATCATTTGCTACACTACCTCTGCTTGCTGGTGTAAAGTAGTTTGTACCCACAGTATTGCCATTGTATCTTAATGTATTACTAATTCTAAAATCTCTTATATACCCTCTCCAACTACCAGAGCCGTTGTAGGCTACGTGCATCACACTGTTAAGCGGATTGCTTGAACCGTCGTGACTTCCAGAGCCTGTAGCTGTACCTATGCAATATCCATTCATATAAGCAGTATATGTTGTACTACTGGAGCTGGTGCTGTTCCAAGTGAAAGCGTAATGCATCCAGGTATTGACAGTGGGTGTGTATCCTGTGCCAGTTGATGCTGTGACATTGACTGTACCGCCCGAGTTGGCAAAATGCAAGGCTCCAAGTGTATTAAAATAAGCACTGAATTCTGCATTTGATCCAATCCAGTCAAATAACCCCTGAACATTAGAAGTTAAATTAGCGGCATTACAGTAGAACCAACCTTCTATGGTAGCTGTAGTACTGACTGATGCGGGATTAATATTGAAATATTGGCTTCCACTCATACTCAACATGTAGTTTCCATAATATCTTGTGTAGTATGCGGCCCACTCAGTTTGTATCTGTGCCAATGTTAGCTCACCATTCCACACTTTTATCACACCAATATCTGCCGGAGCGGCTTCTGTACCGCTTGCTCTGTTGAACAATCTCAGTTGGTTAGGCCCTTTTATAGAACTATTGGTCGCTGTAAACGCATAGGTTGTGGGCTGTGTGCTGGTAGCTGAATATAAGTTGGCTACACCTGTGGTCCGGTTAAATGTTGCCCAGTCCAAGTGCCAAACTGTGTCTGCTGTCACACTGGACAAATTGATACTTTGAGCACCAGTAAAATAAACTTTTGGATGACCGTTGTATGATCCCATAACAAAATCGCCAAGCGTTTCGTTATTGGTGTTGAGCAAACGTCCCGAGCTTGATGTGGCCAACTTATATGCTATGAATATTGTAAAACTTTGATTGCCAGAACCGTAGTTTGGTCCACCGGCAATATAGTCGCCCATGGCATCACCAATGTAGGCGCTTCTAAATACTCCACCATTATCACTGCTCCAAGTTATTCTACCATTGGTATTGCTAACAGTCAATGTAAAATTGCCAGTTGCGTCAGTTGACGCATTTGTAGGCACAGCAGAATAGTTTGCCGCATCTAAATTAAAGACTAAAGTAACAGGAGCCGGGCCACCTTTGTGGCTCATGTTGTGCATCATTATACCAGTCATATTAGGTTAGTCCTGTTCCGTTAATGAACCATGTTGTGGCTGCAACTTTAACCGCAGTGGCCATACCGTATGCGGCTAGTGTGCGTGAACCTGTTGTACCTGTGCCGCCCAAATACATTGTATCTGATGTAATAGCAATAGTAACCGTTGCACCAGTACCAGCAATAAACGCAATAGTTGTTCCAATCGGATATGCTACGTTGGCATTGGAGTCAATGGTAATAGTTGCCGTAGCAGTCACATAAATGTGTTTGCCTTGGTCGCCGATAACAGTTGTGTAAGCGCCCGACTTACTCTGTTGTGGCATACCTAAGTAGCCTAAACTTGCGGAAGTACTTGATGTTGTGGCTGTCGCGGCAAATGCTGTTACGGGTGCTGTACTTGATCCTAATGTGATCGCTGTTGTTGTCGTTGTAAACAAACTTACTGTACCAGTACTTGATGTAGTTAATGTTGGATTAGTAAATCCTAATGAGCCATTAACTGCCAATTGCATCTGTTGTACACCATTGTTATAAAAACTCAATGGTAAGTATGTGCCAGAGCCATTGATACCTGATACAAGCTGTACATCGGTTGAACCGTTGGTTGCGATTAAAATCTTGCTTGCATTTGTAGGATTACTATTGTTTAGTGCTTGCCAGCTTGCCGCTGTGTTTGTGCCATTAGGTACAGCATATATACCAGTTGATGCATTAGTTGTTTTAGTTGTGAATACTGTACGATTTGCAAATGTAGCATTATCAAAATCGCCTGTAAATACTCCGCTAGTTGCTAGTGTTATACCAGTAACGCTTGGTGTTGTTGCTAATCCCCATGTTACAGTACCGTTAGCACTTTGAGTAATTGTAATATTATTGCTAGGATTATAAACTGGCTGAATAGTCCACCAGTTGTTGCCTGATTTTGCCATCACACTAATTGTAGCCAAATTAGGCAATACAGTTGGCACACCAGCACCACCACTTTCAATAGTATGTGTACCTTGTGGATACACATTAATTGCCGCACCTGTGTTGTTAGTAACTGAAACTTCGCGTCCTGTAGTAGCCGCAGGCAATATAACGCCACCAGTACCACTGGTTATAAAGTTGTTGTCAGCATATAATTGTGTAGCAGTACCTTGATTTGTACCAGCAGCCGCTACCGAGCTAGCACTACTAAATTGCAAAGCACCATTGTTGATTATCAGTGCTGAATTTCCTGATCCGGACCATGTAATAGCACCAACATTGATTGAGCCAGTTACATTGGATAATATAGATCCTGTAGTTAATACACTAGATCCGTTAATATAATAACCTAAACTAGAACCATTTAAATTTAAGTTGTCTGTACTATTCCAGTAACCTGTATTTGAACCACCAGTTGTAGCTGAAGAAGTCCAAGTAATTGATTTATTACTTGTACCATAAACTAGTACTCCGCTACCACTTGCTGTATTATCTGTTGGTCCACCGCCAGTGATATTTGTAATAGTTCCTGCTGTTGGTATAGTACCGCCAGTAACTGTATATGTAATGCTAGTTGAACTTACAATACTAGCAACTAGACAACTACTTGGTGATCCGCCATATAATGTACCTGTACCTGCTGTTGCAGTAATAGCTTCGCCTACATTTAAACCAGCAGTGGATGTCATACCAGTGATAGTTGCTGTCCAAGGGCCAGTACCTGTAATAGTACCAACTGTACCAGTTGCGCTAACTATGCCTGCAGGAGTGTAAGCTAAGTTAATAACTTTATCTTCAACGTTAAGTACATTAGAGTTTACAGTAACAGTTGTACCGTTAACAGTTAAGTTACCGTTAACAACCACATTACCACTGTAAGTTGATTGTTGATTGCGATCAATCTTTAGAGCTTGTGTTAATACACCACTACTATTAGCTGTTGAAAATATAATATTGCCTGGAATAATACCTGTAGTAGGCGCGGCATCTACGTTGAATGTAATAGAAGCTGCCTTAGCCACATTAGTAAGGCTTGATGTAGTACCGTTAGAAGTTGCACCACTTGATGCAATTTGACCTAACTGATCTCCATTTTGCACAGTAGACCAAGAAGCATAAGTTCCTCTAAACTTATCAAGTGTAATGTAAGCACCAAATGCATCGTTAAAATAATTTCTAACACCTATAGAACTAGTACCGCTACTAGTTATAGTCTGACGTAGAGTAATACCACCACTAGTAGAATCTGAGCTTAGATAAGGTCCAATAATCAATCGTCCTGTATAATCAATACGTACACGAGTTTGATCTGTACCAGTTGAATCTGCGGTACTAAAACTTAGTAATCCAGTTACAATACCAGTGCTGACAGTAGTAGGAACACCACCATAGATACTTCCAGATAATTTAAAAGTTGAACCATCGTAACCTAAAAATTGGAACATACCAAATGTATCACCGCTTTGCACTGCCGATGGAGTAACGTTAGTTCCTCTAGCTCTTCTCCATGCAAATACGTTGTTAAATGCGTCTGATGCATAAGTTGATAATGTCATCAACTGTGAATTTGAATAGTTAGCAATAACACTAAAATTACCATTATTAATATTTAGGTTATTACCAGTTTCGCTCCACACAATACTTTGACTAGCAGACAATGCAGTTCCAGCACTAGCATAATAAGCTAATGCACCACTAGTACCTGAAGCAACGCTATTGGTATTTGTAATAGAAATAGTATGAGTAGTACTGTTATAACTAATTGCTAAACCAGATAATGTACCTGCGGCCAATGCAACACCTACCGCATCAATAGCACGAGTACTGGTAAAATATTCGTTATGCGAACCTTCGCCAACTGTATCAGTAGTTAGCGATACATTGCCTGTTAATCCGTTTACAGTGGTAACAGGACTTACTGCATTACCTCCAGCTGTTATACCATCACCAATGTATAATGTTTTTGTATCAGTGTTGTATACTGGTTCACCTTGGGCGGGAGTAATAGTAAGTCTATTAGCGTTTGTCCCTCTTCTTAATTGCAATGCCATATATTTCTCCTACCTTAAAAGGTTCCTAAATCAAAATTATTTAATGGTGCGCTGTAAGTTCCTTGATCTCCAAAACCTGTTGTCAACGCAGTTTGTATCTGAGTGTTTAGGGTTCTGATGTCAATGCCCCAAACTGTAGTTTCTACATCTCCTGTTCCAGTGATGTTATAACCATTTAGAATTAAATTTCCACCCAAGTGCGGCGCTGTATCGTTTACTACATTTGTCATTGCTGTGCTGGCAATGTTAACAGTATCGGCTGTGGATGTTACTTGGATGCTACCGCTGCCAGTGATTGATTTAAAACTCATTATTCCAGCTGTATCTGCTGAAAAAATTCCTTGCCCTGAACCAATATTTTGTCCATTTAAACTAGCAAGCTGAGTATATAAATCGGTAAAATTAGCAGTAACTTTGGTAAAAGCCGTACGTAAATCGTCTCCTGTACCGTCGTTTGCGTATGTTCCTAAATTGATTATTTGTTGTGCCATATTATTCTACTCGTTTTAGTATTTACCAAGTTCCGCTTGGATATGTTTGTCGCACCCAAATATTAGCTGTTCCTGTGGTATAAGATGCTGTGCAATAATAGATATAAGTTCCATCGAACGCCATCATACCAGCAGTATCTCCAGATTTACCTGTACTGTGTGTAGGAGGTGTGGTCTGAGGATACAAGTCATTAAAGTTGTTGTTTACTTT